TAATACATCATTAAACGGATTTGCTACGGTCATCACTGATCCGCTTATGTCAACATTACTTGCCATTACAAATTCCTATCATTATCAAATAATTTAAAATATTTCATTTCCATAAATATCTTTTCCACGTTCATCACCTGTAGAAACAGATGCTGGAACTCCAGGTCTTGTCTTTGCTATTGGTGGTCCGCCTATTGATACTCTAACTGGACCACAACATTCATGATTATACTCAGATCTAGCGGCTCCTACAATTCTACCGCCTGGTCTTCCACCAACATCTGGTAAAGTTGGTTTATCAGGTGGACCTACAATCGTTACAATTTCATCTCCAACACTACCAAACGGTTCATCTATACCACCAAATCCACCAAGACCATATCCTAATCCTTCTTGAACTTTATTAAAAATATCTGGATGCTTATTCGCCATAAATTATATACTTCCTGTAAGATACAGCGGAAATGTTCTACCTGACATATCTTTATTATTCCCAAATCTCGACCATATTTCAAGTCTACCTTCTGGAGTAAAATAAGTTTTTTGTTGCTTTCTTCTTTCATATGTAATTTTAGGTCTTTCAAGCATATGACTTTCTATTACAAATTCATCTCCTATAAAGTGAGCACGAGCTGGTACTAATTTTTTAACCATTCCTATAAAAGATTGATCAAAGAATTTAAGAAGATCTGAGAAAACAGTAAAATTTAATCTACCTTGAAGTCTTTTAAAATAAATATTTCTAATAATCTCAAGCTCATCATAATAAACACGATGTTTATTTACGGGACTTCCTATTCTCTCATTTAATTCGTCTAATGATGACATTAACTGAGTAATATCTTCATTAAGAGAATCAATCATATTAAACTCTACACTAACAATTTTAGCATCATGTACTTCATCTTCAGGACGAATATCTGAAGAATCAAATATTCTAATTTTATTTTGACTCCACCCGAAATCTAAAGATGATATGTAACTATATCCATTAAGAAATTTCTTATACGGATTATAACCCGGATTAAATCCTGCTCCAAATGCAGTGTTACCATTTGTCGAAACATCACTTATTGTAGTAACAATATTACCATCAAGAGATGCTGTAACATCGTCATTTAATCTCCACATTATTCTTAGTTTATTTTGATCAGCTATAACATCTTCAGTACCGTAACTTTGAAAGTTAAGCGTGTGATCGTCTAATTCTTTCTTTGTCAACAGCTTATTCCAAACACGAGACTCTTGCATCCAATATTCAGAATTAAAACTTGCTGTAGCACCGAGAGTAAATCTATACCATGAAGCTGTTAAGGGTGCACCACCAGTTACACTTGCTAAACTTGCAGTAAGATATTTATCAATATCTAAATCATCATCTAATTCTCTAACTTCCACTCTGAATACTGAATTAACATTATCCATTGTAACTGAAACATTTTGCCATCTGTTATTAAAGATTCCAGCACCAGTTAAGCTAACTGTACTACTCTTATCAGATGATGACAATATTAATGATCCAGTTTGTGATCCTAACGAATCTTTGTAATATCTTAAAGTTAAATAACTTCCACTATCATCTGTAAGTGACCAAACAGCTCCACTAAGTTGTGTAGCTGGTATATCTGCACTTGATGTTAGCGGCCATCTCATTCTTGTTTCAACTGAGAAACTTGCAGTAGGAACATTCTGTCCTGCAAGATTGACCCATACTGATCCAGTTAGACTCCCGGAACCAAACCCTAATGCAGCAACGCTTTTCTCTGCGTTAATTCGTTCAGTTGATATTCCTACTGTTTTAGATACACCATACTCTTTAATACGAACAAAATTATCATTAAGTCCGTAACAACGCATAAGAGCTTTTATGCTCTCTCTTGTACCTTTTGTTTTATAGACGTAGTTTAAGTTTAATAAAACTCTTTTCCAAAATTCATTTTTTATATCATGGAGTTTGCTTTCAATTTCTGTATTTGAATTAATTCCATTTAAAATATTTCTACCAAGGATATATTGAAATGCGTCTGCATTTAAAAAGTTTCCTGTAAATTCCCATCCAAAAAACTTTGCCACAACATCTAAAAGTTCGTCTGGTGCTTGATCAAACTTTCCATAGTTAACTTTTAATATGTTTAAAAATTGATCTATATGCAATTTAATCAAGTCAAATTGACGAGCCATAACATATAGAAAATTTTGAAGAAGCTCTGTACCAAATTGTTTTTCTTCTAATATAAAAAAACTTTGAGGAAGATACTCAGTTAACTTATTATCATTATTTCTATCGTAAAGACTGCCAGACGCTTGAATCTCATTAATAAATGCTGTAACAGCTGGTGTACCTACATCTAAAACTGGATCACCAATCTCACTTAATAATAATGTACCTGAAACTCTAAGTGCAGGAAAATAATTTTGGATGCGACCATGCAAATTTCTTCCTGAATAATCAGTTACTAGTTTATTACGTTCTAATTCATATGCAGATCCAGTAGAATTAAATCTCCATAATCCAACTAATCCCTTCTGGGAATAATGCTTAACATTGAATGACGAGCTTATTTCATTAAGTGTTCTAGCTTTTTTCCATATTAGTACATCATCTAATGATCCTGTGTAATACAGAACATTTTTTTGTATTGTATTAAAATCACCAGCTCCAGAAGCAATAGACAAACTACCTGAATCTAAGTAAAGCTGAGTATGAAACGTAAGAGATGCTGAATTAACAATTACAGGAAACTCTGTTTGACTCCCTGTTATTATTTGAATAGAACCAGTATGCAATGATCTATTCATTACTGCGGCAACGTACGTCTTCTGTCCTGCTACAAAATCAGAATAGACAGCATCTATTATTGAACCAGATTTAACACTAAACCCAATTTTCGATCCTGTAAGGAACAGTGTATAAGCTCTTGAAGTACTTACTGTGTCTGCTTTGTATTTTTGCACAATGATCTGAATGTCTTCGGTGCCTGTCATTGCTATGGCTGGTTGGATCCATGCCTCAATGGTTAATGATCCTGTCCCGGGGCTTAAGATACCTCCTCGCGATACACCAAACTCGGTACCAACATCTTCTACTAAGATATACGATGCTGATATTGAAGAATCAAAATGCAAATACCCTTTATGCTCTGGCCATGAGTTCAGTATATGTCTTTGATAACCATCAAGTGACTTTGTAAATTTTTCTATTTCATCACGTGATCCATCAAATGGATACTCATTTAATATTTTTTCTCCAGTAATATTAAAATAATCTAATGCAGAATTAAAAAATACGAAATTAGAAAAGTCAGAATAATCTACTTTTAGTTTCACTTCTTCAAGCGAAGAAATTTTTTCTAATGCAAATTCCCGTTCTTCTTCTATTGAAGAAATAGAGTTAAGCGTATGGGGATCAGTGGCAACAAGATCTCCCTCTGACTTTAACTTATCTCTAAAAAGATCAAACAGGTCATTACTCATTTTCTGTACTTCCTATTAAATCAATTTAAATTTAAAATCTTGATTAATTTTTTGTAATTGTCCATCTATTTGAAAGAAAAAGACAATATTGTAAAGTTCTTTTTTAGCTAATGTATTCATATGAAAATTAAAATAATTTCCATTTTGATCATATGATAATCTTGTTGTCTCAATTGTACCAGTGCCAAGAGGAATTACTTCTTTTCCTGTTGTAAAATTGTCTATTCTGTAGTAACCCTTTTCGATTATTGTGTTATTCAGGGTAAGTGAGCCTGTTAACACAACTGCAGGATTGTAGTTTCTTGTTCTAACAAATAAATTAAATCTTACTAATTCACTATTTTCATAATTCTTCTTTAAATTTTTAATACTCACGATATATTGTTGTTGATTATTACTAGAGAAGGGGCCATCATTATGAGGAGTAAAAGCTCCAGTCATATATGTTGCACCATTTAGATGCCAACGATCTGAGAATGCTGATCCTGAATGTGATCCTGTTGCTAATACTATAGACGCACTATAGATACCTGTTAATCCCGTATGAGATGCTGAAACATTTTGAATAGTTCCGCTTAAATCATTAATTGCAACAGATAAAACCTGACCACTTGTTCCAACTCCACTTATATTAGTTAACTGTCCTCTTTGTTTATTATAAAGATAAAGTGAACTAGACACTCCAAACAAGAATGTAGCACGATCATCTTTAATTGAATCATCCCATTTCATTTCTATTGTGGGTTTTTTATCAAAGAAAGATGTTTCTCTACCATGGAATTTTTTATGATAGTAATTAGTACTATTTAACTCTTCAGTATTGGTAAATCTTATCATCAATCCATTATT